TAAAAAAGGTGGCATAGTAAAGATGGCTGATGGTGGTTCTGTCATGGAAACAGAAATTGCCAAGATGAAAGAATTTATTGCCAAGAAAAAAATTGAAGATGAACTTAGCGGTATGGATAAACGCTCATCAGAACTAAGAGCGTACCGTCCATATGAAAGCTTGACAGATGTTAAACCTGTCACGCCTGAGCAAGTTAATGCAGAGTATCAAGCAAGACAAGCAAAGCCTACGGTTGGATTAAGACCTACCGATGTAGGTGGAAGCCGTATACCAAGTACACAATTAGAATTGTTTAAGAAAAAAGGCGGGAAAGTTGTTTCCCTTGACGAAATGCGGTATGAATTAATGAGGAAGCGAAATGCCTGAGATGCCAATACCCCAAGACTATGGTCGCTACCAACCACCATTAGAAGAAGAGAAAGACGAGTCAGTTTACGAATTGTTGGATGACGCAAGCGACGTAGAAGAATTACCTGATGGCTCAGCAATTGTCCGTTTGGAAGATTACACATCCCCTGATGAGAATCCTGACTTTTATGAGAATCTTGCGGAAACGCTCGACCCATATGATTTAGATGGTGTAGCTTTAAAGTATTGCGATTTAATTGAAAAAGATAAGGATGCTAGAGAAGAACGTGACAAGAAGTATGAAGAGGGAATTAGACGTACAGGACTTGGAGATGATGCCCCAGGGGGCGCTCAGTTTATGGGAGCTTCAAAAGTTGTTCACCCTGTCATGGCAGAGTCTTGTGTCGACTTCGCAGCCCGTGCTATCAAGGAATTATTTCCACCTGATGGACCTGTTAGAAGCAAAATCATTGGAGAAGTAAGCGAAGAAAAGTCGGCTAAGGCTGACCGTAAGCGTGATTACATGAATTGGCAGTTGACGGAACAGATTGAAGAATTCCGTGACGAGCAAGAACAGATGCTTACCCAATTACCTTTGGGTGGTTCACAGTATTTAAAACTATGGTATGACGATAGAAAACGTCGCCCATGCTGTGAGTTTGTACCAATTGATAATATCTATTTGCCATTCGCAGCGGTTAATTTCTATACAGCTATGCGTGTGACAGAAGTACAAGATATTACACAAGAAGAATATGACTTACGAGTTGCACAAGGATTATATAAAGATTTAGACGTGTATCGAGTATCGGAAGAGCCTGATGAGTCTAAAGCACAAAAAGCAACAAATAGGATTGAAGGTAAGACGAACGAATCAAGTAACGTTGATGGCATTCGTCGGGTGTTGCACATTTACACATGGCTTGAGTTAGAGGGTGATAAATTCTCTGAGGGTGAACGTGCGCCATATATTATGATGATTGACGAAGCAGAAAGCCAAGTAATTGGTTTATATAGAAATTGGGAAGATGGCGATGATACATTCACAAAGCTTGATTGGTTGGTTGAGTTTAAATTCATTCCTTGGCGAGGTGCTTACGCCATTGGGCTTCCTCATCTCATTGGCGGTCTTTCTGCTGCTCTTACAGGCGCATTGCGTGCTTTATTGGATTCTGCGCACATCAATAACGCACCGACCATGCTTAAACTTAAAGGCGGAAAAATCTCAGGACAATCCCAAACTATAGACGTTACCCAAGTAACAGAAATAGAAGGCGCACCTGGGGTTGATGACGTCCGTAAGATAGCAATGCCCGTCCCATTTAACCCACCAAATCAAGTCTTGTTTGCTTTGTTGGGATGGTTAGATAGTGCTGCGAAAGGCGTCGTAACAACAGCGGAAGAGAAGATTGCGGATGTAAATTCACAAGCCCCTGTAGGTACAACACAAGCGTTGATTGAGCAAGGCTCAGCCGTATTTAGTTCGATTCATGCTCGTTTACATGATTCACAAAAGCGTGTACTCAAAATATTGGCACGTTTGAATCGTTGGTATTTAGATGAACAGCGTAAAGGCGAGATTGTTGCGGATTTAGAAATACACCGTGATGACTTTAAAACAAATTCAGATGTCATTCCTGTATCTGACCCACACATCTTTGCGGAATCACAGCGTTATGCTCAAGTACAAGCTCTAGCACAACGTGCGCAAGCAAACCCTGATTTATATAACCGTTTGGCTGTTGAAAAGCGGATTATGAAGCAGATTAAGATTCCTGATGTGAATGAAGTATTGCCTGACCCACAAGAAGTAAAAGACATCAATCCTGCGTTAGAAAACGTCATGATGTCACTTGGTAAGTCAGTTGGGGCATTCCCACACCAAGACCATATTGCGCACCTTAAAACGCATATTGCATACGCTCTTGACCCGTTATATGGCTCTAATCCTATTATGGCAAGAAAGTTTATTCCTGCGATGCTTGACCATGCGGTGCAACATTTAACCTTATGGTATCTCAATCAAGTGGATACATATGCTTCTTTGGCGTCAGGACAACCTATGAATGTGTTAGAGGTAAATCCTGTACTGCGTGAAGCACAAGAATTGATTGCAACAAGCGCATTACACGTTCACCAAGACGCCGAACAACAGATTTCTCAGTATGTCATGCCTGCTTTGCAGAAAATGCAACAGATGATTCAGCAGTTGGCAAGTCAGCAACCAACTGACCCGAATGTAATGGCACAGGTCAAGGCGTTGACAGATACGGCTATGGCAGAAACCAAGCGTAAAGCTGCGTATGACCAAGCAGAATTGCAATTAAAGGGCAAGAAACAGCAAGATGATGCGATAGCTAAACAGCAAAGTATTATTTCTGCCCAACAGATTGAAGATGCCAAGTTAACGCATAACGCAAATGCTATGACTTTAGAGAAACAGTTTGAAGCACAGCAACAACAAGAGCAACAACAAGCGCAAGTTCAACAGCAAAACTTGCAACATTTGCAAGATATGCAAAAGCAAGAGCAACAAGCGCAACAACAGAGCATTCAGCAACAAGCACAACCACCACAACCACAAGGAGTAGGAAATGTCTGAGTTAATTAATATGCATAAACGCATCGCTATGGGCGGTGAACAAGAAGCCAACCATCTTAAAAAGGGTGGAAAGGTTGCTAAATTCGCTAAAGGCGGTCAAGTTGAAAAGCTTGATACGATGCCATACAAGATTATGCCAAAAGGAAAAAGAAGACCTGAATCACATCAGGAAGACGCAGAGCTAATTGGCGCATATCCTGAAAAAGGTATTGCAAATTTGCCCGCAAAAGGTAGCAAGCCCAAGCTTACAAAGCCTGAGCCACATGCAGTAGCCACGATGAAGAAGGGTGGTAAGATGTCAGCCCCTAAAAAAGGCTTAGTCATTGCCATAGCAGTAGGTACAAAAGCCAAAAAGGGTGCAAAAAACTACTAATGGAAGACATTATTAATGGTTTGATAAGCGCTTTGAATAAAAAGCAGGCTGAAATAAAAGAATCAATGGTGAATGGAAGGTTTGCAAACTTTGAAAGTTACCAACGATTTGTAGGAATCCATATGGGGTATGCAGATGCCTTGGAAATTTTAAATAATCTTTTAGAAGAAAAGGATAGCAAGAATGACGAATTATGATTTAGAGCAGTCTTTGGAAGAAGCATTTCCAATTGTTGACCCTTTGATGACACCGTATGGTGCTAGAGTTCTTATTCAATTAAGAGCAGTTAAAGAAAAGGTAACAGAATCAGGTATTTACATTCCTGAGGAAGTTAAAGAAACCGAAAAATGGAACACCATGATAGGTAAAGTATTAGCCATGGGTCCAATCGCCTATAAAAACCGTGACACATTAGCTCCATGGGCTGAGGGTGTGTGGTGTCAAGTAGGTGATTATGTCCGTGTACCTAAATGGGGTGGTGATAGATGGGAAGTAGAGTTTACTGACGGCAAAGGCGCTCAAGGAAAAGCTTTATTTACATTTTTTAACGACCATGAAATTATCGGCAAGGTTACGGGTGACCCTCGTGCCATTAAAGCATTTGTCTAATTTTGAAAGGAAAATTAAATGACACCAACAGATAAGATGGAATTACAAATTGAAGAAGAAAAAGACGGTAGTGCGGTTGTTATATTGCCTGATGGCGAGGAAAATCCGCAAATTGAAGAACCAAAGTCCGAATTTCGTACGGATGATGATTTTGAAAACGCCCCTGATAAGGTTGATGATGAACGTCAGCAAATACGAGAAGCCCGTCGGGAAGAAAGACGTTTAAAAAAGCAAATTCATCGTGAAAAAACACGTGAATCATCATCTTTAATTAACACTTTACGTAAACAAAACGAAGCAATGGCAGAACGCCTAGCTTTGCTTGAGAAAAAAACAAGTGGTGCAGAATTAGCACGTGTTGATAAAGCAATTGAAGACGCAGGCGTACAAGTTGAATACGCAAAAATGAAATTGCAAGAAGCTGTAAGCCAAAGCAATGGAGAAGCCGCAATTCAAGCACAAGAAATGCTCTACGACGCTAAGCGCAAGCAAGAAGCGTTGGATAGTATTAAGCGCCAAGCAACTCAACAAGCCAATAAACCCAATGATAGTCGTCCTGACCCAATGATTGCACGTTTAGCAACTGAGTGGATGGAAGAAAATCCATGGTATGACCCAAATGGTAAGAATATGGAGTCAAAAATTGCTATTTCTATTGACAATGCATTGGTTGAAGAAGGCTATGACCCACGTTCAGAAGATTATTGGGATGAATTATCAGAAAGAGTACAAAAATATATTCCAAATGTTACAAACCGTGGTTATAATGAACCTAATCGGAAAGCAAGACCGAAGTCGTTTGTTACAAGTTCGGGCAGAGAGTCCATGAGTAACGCAAGAACTAATGAGTATGTATTATCCCCTGACAGGGTTACAGCCATTAAAGAAGCGGGCAAGTGGGACAATATGCAAGAGCGTATGAAGATGATAAATATTTATCGCAACTATGACAAACAGAACAAGGTTAGGGGATAAAAATGGAAACTAGATTCAAAAAATCCGCAGGCGAAGGCAGAGATAACAAATCTGCAGTAGACGCTTCACGCCAAGCGCCCGAAAAACAATTTGCATCACAAGAACGTCGTCGCATGTTTCGTGACGAGTTTGCACAAGAAGCTTTACCAACAGCGCCTGAAATCCCTGGGTTTCACACTTGTTGGCTTTCAACCACTCACCAATATGACCCAATCCATAAACGTATGCGTATAGGTTACACGCCTGTTAAAGCCGATGAAGTCCCTGGCTTTGAAAATTTCCGTGTAAAAGCAGGCGAGATGGAAGGCTTTATTGCGTGTAATGAGATGGTTCTGTACAAACTTCCTAATGAAATCTATCAAGAGTATATGGCAGAAGTACACCATTTTGCTCCGATGGATGAGCAGGAAAAGATTAAAGTACAACAAGACCAATTGTTAAACGCAAGGGATTCTAATGGTAGGGCATTAGGTAAGGTTGAAGGTGACGGTATGAATTTTGATATGTCAAGACAAGTACCGACATTTGTTTAGTAATACAATTAGGTAGTACTCTTTAAAAATTGCGTTATTGTAATTTTGCTTTATGGCTTTGTAGAAAGCGTCAAAAAAACAAAATTTATTTAACCATTTTATAAGGAGTAATATATGTCATCAGTATCCGCTCCGTTTGGTTTGCGTCCTGCGTTCTTCCCAACAGGTTTGGAAAGAGCGCAATGCCTACAAAACGGTATAACATCGGGTTATGCTGCGAATATTTACAAACAGCAACCAATCGCCTACGTAAGCGCTGCGAACGTCGGCTCAACAGGTTCAGCTAACGGTACAATCATCGCCGCTCAAACCACAACAGGTAATTCTTCATCTCAACAATACGCTGTAACAGGCTCATTCCAAGGTGTAGAATTTACTGACACAACAGGTCGCCGTCGTGTTTCTAATTACTGGCCATCAGGTACTACTGTTCAATCAGGCTCTATTACTAATGCTTATTTCTATAACGACCTCAACATCGTTTATGAAATCCAAGCTGACGGTTCTATGGCTCAGACAAGTATTGGTGGAGAGTATTATTTCACAAACATTACTGCGGGTAATTCAACAACAGGTCTATCACAAGCAACATTAGGTGCTTCAACAGCCGTTACAAACGGTCAACAAGCTCAAATGCGTGTAGTAGATTTAGGTCAGGGCGTAGATAATGCGTGGGGCGATGCTTACACAGTAGTACGTGTACAGTTGACTAACACCAACTTCTACGGTCAATACGTAGCTCAAGTTTAATATAGGAGAATAAATTATGGCAGCCCCAATGAGAAGTACGGACTTCCGTTCAATCGTAGAACCTATATTGAACGAATCCTTTGACGGAATTTATGACCAACGTGCAGACGAATGGTCAACAGTATTCCGTGAACAAGCAGGTATTCCACGTAACTACCACGAAGAGCCTGTGTTATATGGTTTCGGTGCTGCGCCACAATTACCTGATGGCGCACCTGTAACATATCAACAAGGTGGTGTATTGTTCTTACAACGTTACGTATACCAAGTATTCGGTTTGGCATTTGCTTTAACTAGAGTTCTAGTTGAAGACGGTGACCATATCCGTTTAGGTCAGGTATATGCTAAGCACTTAGCACAATCTTTAGTAGAAACTAAAGAATTGCTTTGCGCAAACGTATTGAACCGTGCATTTAACTCTGCATATGTTGGTGGTGACGGTGTATCTTTGATTAACACAGCACACCCAATCGCAGCGGGTTCATTTAGCAATCAGTTAACAACAGCCGCGGCTTTGTCACAAACATCTCTTGAACAAATGTTAATTCAAATCCGTCAAGCAGTTGACAACAATGGTAAGCGTATTCGTTTGCAACCACTCAAGCTTGTTGTTGCCCCAGGTAACGTATTCCAAGCTGAAGTTTTGTTGAAGTCTGTTCTAAGAACAGGTACAGCTAACAACGATATCAACCCAATTAAATCAATTGGATTGTTACCTGAAGGCGCATCTGTAATTAGCCGTCTAACTTCACAAACAAACTGGTGGGTACAAACTGATGCACCTGAAGGTCTAAAACTCTTAATGCGTCGTGCTTTAGAGAAAACCATGGAAGGCGATTTTGAAACCGACTCCATGCGTTATAAAGCTACTGAGCGTTATCAAGTTGGATTTACTGACCCTCGTTGCTTATACGGTACACCAGGAGCGTAATAGATGGGGGTGTAATAGCCCCCAATTTTTAATTTGTCAACTTTTCATGGAGAACGACAATGCCACAATTTAGCGACGATTTATTTTTAGGGTCAGCACCTAGCTATGTAGGAACAAATGCTACTAGCAATTTAGGTAACCCATCACCAATGTCTTTGGGTTTTGGACCTTTAGGGCGTGTTTATTTATATGATGTAACACCACAAGTTGCGACAACCGCAGCAGTTCTAGCCGCGAAAACCCCTACAGGTGCAACAACCTATAGCGGTACACAACTTGCTTCAGGCACAGGTGGTACAACTCAAGTTTTACGTACAGATGGTACAACTGTTACTCAATTGGATATTCCTCGTGCGGTAGCTGTAACAACTGCATCAGGTAGCCCAACGAATTCCCAAGTAACCGTTACAGGCTATGATTACTACGGTAATTCAATGACCGAAATCATCCAAACGGGTACTGTAGCTTCTACGCAAACCAAAGGAAGAAAAGCATTCTTCCAAATTTACAGCATTGCATTTAGTGCTGCCACAACCGTAGCGGTATCAGTCGATACTACAAACGTGTTAGGCTTGCCATGCCGTATTAGTGATGAAGCTTATATTATTGATTCAGGATTTACAGGTTCAGTTGCTGTAGATTCAGGAACTTTAGCATATGCGTTCTACACCAATACAACAACTTACTCCAACCAAACTGTATCAAGCATAACAACAGCAAACCCTGGTGTTGTTACCGTTGGATACGCTCCTGCAAGTGGTACGATTGTTCAATTTACAGGTACAGTTCCTGCTCCATTAGCAACAGGAACAAACTATTGGTGGACATATGTATCTGCAACAACAGGTAAATTGTCAACATCCCAAGCCAACTATTTAGCAGGAACATTTGTTAACGTATCAGGTTCTTATTCATCAGGTGCTACATTAGTACCACAGATGGTATCAAGCTCTGTTACAGCAGATGTACGTGGTACATACACACCTGCAGGAACTTTAAACGGTTCTAATAAATTAGTGCTTACCTTAGGATTAACAGGTATTCAAGTTGGTCCTCAGTCCACAACCACAGGCTTACTTGGTATTGCCCAAGCCTAATAGGAGAGCTTAAATGCAAAATAAAAAATTTATGCGTGAACCAAAAGAGTATACGACTGAGCCAACAGCCGATGAATTAAGTCATGAAGGCATGAAAAAAGGCGGACATGCTAAGCATATGGCAATTGGTGGTATGAATCAACCTATGCGTGGTGCAATGCCTATGCCACAACGAGCTGTACGTCGTCGTCCTATGGCTATGCAAGCACCGATGGGTCAAAACTCAATGCAAGGTCAAATGCCTGCTATGAAGCGTGGCGGTAAAGCGCATCATGCTGAAGGTGGTGAGTCTAAGGCAATGGAGCGCAAAGAAATGCGTGAAATGCATAAGATTGAAAAAGAACTCAAGCACCATGAAAGCATGAAAGCAGGAAAAGCACATCACGGCTTGAAAAAAGGCGGTATGGCTAAAGGCATGTATTCACCACAAATTGGTGGATTGCTTGGTGAGGGTAAACCACATCACAAAGGCATGACAGGTGGAGTAGAAGGGCCAGGCTTTAAACATGGCGGTAAGATTCACCGTGTTTCAGGTCATCCTGAGGGTTCACATGAGCATCACAAGCATATGGCTAAACACCATGCCAAAATGCACAAAGAAAGTGGTTCAGCGCATCACAAAAAGATGCATGAACATCACAAAGCTATGTGTTCAGGTGGCAAGTATGCTATGGGTGGTGGTGCAGGTACAATGCCTGTTGTAAAACATGGTGGCGCACAGTTAAGACACGGTGGCAAAGCTATGCACAAAGCAACAGGTGGTTTAGCCGCCAAAGGTGATGCATTCCAAACTAAAGGCACTTTAAAGCCAAAGATTAATGTACAAGATAAGGTTACAGAAGCAAAACAAACCAAATCTTTCCATACAAAAACAGGTGGCGTAGAAGGTGCAGGTTACAAGCATGGCGGTAAAATGCATAAATATGCTAAAGGTGGAACAGTATCCGAAAGCGTTGCAAATCGTTATTTAAATGACATAAAAGATGGAAGCAAACCACACAAGAAAGCAGGAAAAACAGGAGAAATTCATGAAGCTTCTGCAGGTTACAAAAAAGGTGGTCATGTGAAACATCATGAAGGTCATGTAATGCATCACAAAATGCATGGTCATAAAGAAGGTGGACACATGCATATGCACGAGCATGCAGAAAAAATGGCGATGGGTCATCACAAAATAGATGGTCACCCAATGAAGCATGGCGGTCATGCGAAGAGCAAGATTTCCACGCATCATAAAAAAGGCGGTAAGTGTAACTACTAAAAGGTAGGGGGAGAAATCCCCCGCTTTTTAATTTTGGAGAATTTTCATGAGCAATTATATTGTTTCATCTGTAACTCGTGGTGGCTCGTATGAACCTTTTGATTTGCAAGTTGCCCGTAGCCAAATTTATGGTCATCAACAAGTCAATATTTTTGGTTATCAAGCTTCTGTAACAACTACTAGCATTCCTGTTTGGGAAAATGCTACAACTTATACTTACATTACGAATGCATCTACTTTAACGCTTGTAAGCTCATCCGCATCCGATGATACGGTTGCTAAAGTGTTGATTAATGGCTTAGATGCAAACTTTAATCAGATTTCTGAATCTTTGCAGATGAATGGTACTACAGGTGTAACTACTCTGAATAGCTATTATCGTGTAAATAGTATGGTTTTAGTATCGGCAGGAACAGGGCAAACTACTAACGTAGGTACAATTACATTAAAGCAATCCTCTAATATTGTTTCTCAAATCAATGTAGGAATTGGCAAATCACAAAGTACTGTATTTACAGTACCTGCAGGATATACATTTTATTTAGATTTGGCTGAAGTAAACACATCAAATAGTTATACAGGAAGTACAATTGTTACTTACAAAGTACAGGCAATTAATAATGTTACAGGTGTAAAGTTTGTTGTGTTGCAACAACCATTTGTATCAATTTATACAGCCCAAAGACAAGCAAATCCGTTTTTATATGCGGAAAAAACCGACATTCAATGGCAACTTGTTACAAATACAGGAACAATTTCTGCGGGCGTTATTATTACAGGGAAACTTATTCAAAACAGTAATACAGTTGTTGGCACAGGAAGCTAATCATGCCATTGATTAAGTCAAAATCTGAAAGAGCCTTCAAGAAAAATATTTCTACAGAAATTCATGCGGGAAAAAAACCCAAGCAAGCTGTAGCAATTGCTTATTCAATGCAACGTAGTGCAAAGAAAAAAGATGGTGGCGGTCTTTATGCCAATATTCATGCTAAACAAGAGCGGATAAAGCGTGAAAAAGCCCAAGGATTACCTGTAGAACACATGAGAAAGCCTAATAGTAAAGGCGCACCAACAACAGAAGCGTTTATTCAGTCTGCTAAAACAGCTAAAAAAGCGAAGGGCGGTAATGTATCGCTTGCTGTAGGTCGTGGTGAAAAGAAACCAACAAGCCAAGGTGCGGGATTAACTGAAAAAGGTCGTGAAAAATACAACCGTGAAACAGGGAGTCATTTAAAAGCACCGCAAGCAAAAGGCTCAAGACATGATTCATTTTGCGCCCGTATGAAAGGCGTTGTAGAACATGCAAGTGGTGATGCCCCAAGAGCAAAAGCATCCTTAAAGCGTTGGCATTGTGCCGATGGCGGAAAACCAAAGAAGAAATATGATATTAAGGGGTGGTAATGAGTACAAGCGGAACTGTATCCACCACAGTCGTTACGGTTCAAAACCTAATTGATAGTGGTGCAAGAAGGGCGGGGAAACTTGCGGAAGAATTAACGTCCGAGCAAATCTTTGCATCAAAACAATCGCTGTATTATTTGTTATCTAATCTCGTCAATTATGGCGTTCAGTATTGGGCTATTCAAAAGAACGTGATAGGTTTATACCCTGACCAATACGAATACTTATTGCCTGTAGGAACAAATGATGTATTAAATGCCAATTATCGGTATTTAACGATTAATACTAATAATCCGTTTTCATCATCAGGTACAACTGCAAATGCATTTGATGGAGCATATACCAATATTTGCCAACTTAATAGCAATACAGGCAATATTGGTATCAATAATGGTACACAAAACCCTATTTACATGGCAACGATTGGTATTTTGCCTGCTATAACAGGTACGGTTAACTATCAAATACAAGCATCACAAGATGGTTCTACATGGACAACTGTAGTTACACCTACGACTACATCTTGGACGCAAAGACAATGGATTTATAACGATTTAGACCCATCTACAAGCGCTCCATATTGGAGAATTTTGCAAACAAGTGGCGCAAACATGGGTTTTTATCAAGTTATCTTTGGTTCTAATCCTACGGAAATACCAATGTTTCGTATGAACCGTGATGATTATGTTAATTTGCCCAATAAAAACTTTTTGAATAACTATCCGTTGCAGTATTGGTTAAATCGCACAATACCGCAACCCACTATGACTCTCTGGCCTACACCACAAATATATTCGCCACAGATTGTGGCATGGTGTACACGCTATATACAAGACGTTGGCGCATTAAATGGTTCAATTGAAATTCCGCAACGTTGGTATTTAGCAATACAAAATATGTTAGCGCATCAAATGGCGATGGAGTTGCCACAAGTTGACCCTGCAAGAATTGCTTATTGCGAACAACAAGCAGAAAAATATTTACACATTGTGCAAGAAGAAGAGCGTGATAAGTCACCGATTTATTTTGCACCTAACATTAGCGTATACACACGATGAAATGGTTAAATACCCGTGGTAATTCCGTACTGACGATTCAGGTTTGCGATAGATGCAAAATGAAGCGTGCGTATGATGACGTTCAAGAAGATGGGAATACACCAGGGCTTCGTGTGTGCAAGTTTGGGTGTATTGATAACAAAGACCCGTACCGATTAAAGATGCGTCAACCTGAAAAGATATCTGTAAGATTTCCCCGTCCTGATGCTTATATTGGAACGGGTAATAATCAGATTGTTACGACTCCTAATGCGCAAGATTTATTATCTTTACAAACAAACTATACTGAAAACGGAAACTTGGAAGGCATTACTTACACGCCCGTTAATACTAATCCATGACTAATAAGACCATTCCTGAACTACCTCCCGCAGGTCCGTTAATTGGAACGGAGCAAGTACCTATTCAACAAAATGGATTAACGGTACAAACAACAGTAGCCGCGATAGCTAACAGCCCAACGCAACAGCAAACTTTTATTACGGTTAATCAAGAACCAACGCTTGCTAATAGCAGAAGTCTTATAGGTGGATTGGGCATAGGAACGTCTACAGGCTCACCACAAGGACAGTTTTCTTTATTCCTCAATGGTGTATCCGCTTCTTTAGAAAACGCATCACAAGGGATTGTTGTTAAAAATAGCGGTAGTGGTGTTACGAATAGAAGTATTGCAACCACAGGTGCAGGATTATCTGTG